GTTCCCTTCTGCAAGGTCGGAAGAACGAAAGGACGGGTTTAGGGGCCAACTGGCCTCTACGGATAAAGAAACTCTGAGAGTTCAAATCCGCAGAGATGTTTGAGTAGCCGGTCTTCTCAACATTGACACAAAGTCCGAAAGTTCCAGTCACCTCTTTCCAGAGGGAAAAGAACTTCCGATCACCTGCAAAAACGCAGTCATCGCCGTTGAAACGACCAACGCGGTTAGCCCCTGCTCCCCTCGCGATATCGCTGGCGATATCGAAACACGCCTTGTTGAGTAGGCAGAGCAATGGGAAACTCACCAAGTTCCCCATCATACTCCCCCTCTTAATTGGCCTAATCATTCCTGTGTGGGGATTTAACCACCTAAGGTTTGAAAAGGAACCCAACAAGACGCTCCTCTCATTCTCGCTCAACCGAGCATCCTTCGACAGTTCTTCGACAATGACATCGACGGCCTCAAGATAAATCTTGTCAGTGGCGGATTCATAATCCCCACTGATAACCGCCTCCCCGTCTTTCCTGTCATTGAGAACAGCCAAGAAATCCTCCTTCTTTACATCCCCTCGTACGAGCCACCCGAAAGATGATAGGTGATCGTATAGAGCGTTGTGAACCGGGGTAAGGACCCGCTTGACGCGGGCGGATTGCATCGTTACAACACGAAGCTTTCCCTTAGTCTTTGCAACCCCCAACCGGACGAGAGAATCGTCGTTGGAAGTTTTTGAGGGGCACGTTGCCAAAGTGCCACCTTCCCCTTGCCTGGTCTCAAAACACCCCTGCTGGTCAGGAACGTAAACCCCACTCTCACTCCTTCTTACTCCCCCCTCAACACACTCTTTCCGAGCGTTCTCCAAACGCTCGCCCCACCCGGTGGCAAGCTCGCGAACATGACGCCGAAGCAACCAATAGGGATCATGACACCAACTGGTGTTCACCCTATCAGGCGTCCGAGCCATTCGCTCTGCCCACTCACCCTTGGCCTCCTCGCCCCGAATAGTATCACAGCTCGTACACGGAGCATCAAATATGCGCTTGCAGCTCTTAAGAGCCGAAGACATCTTCGAAGCGCGTACACGAGTCCTTGTCTTGCCTCCTCCCACGGAGGTAGGCATGCGTGAAACTATCGGGACGATTCGGTCCCAATCCTTCCTAAGGTTTGAACACGTCGCGCCTGATAACTCAGGAAGCTCGCCCAGGAGTCTAAACTCC